ACTATGTAATCTACTATGTAATTTATTATGTAATTTACTATGTGATTTATTATGTAATATATATTATATAATATTATTATATATAAATAACACTTGTAGATTTAATAATTATAGTGTATAATAGTTACATGGTAAATTTAAATGAAAACTATCTAGAGTCCTTTATAAACCTTAAAGGGCTACTATCTCAGAAAGTAGAAATAGATTCCAAAGCAGATTTTCTTACCTTTGTCAGGCTTATGGCTCCATCTCTGGTGTCGGACTTTAGAATGGGAAGACACATAGAGATTATCTCCAATAAACTAAAACAGCTTGAAGAAGGTGAGGTAAAGAGACTAATGGTCTTCCTACCTCCCAGATCCAGCAAGTCAGTAATCTGTTCCAAACTGTTTCCCTCATGGTATATAGGCAGAAATCCCACACATGAAATTCTTACTGTTTCTCATAGTGATCAATTGTCTTCTGACTTTGGCCGTTCTGTTAGGGATATTGTAAATACAGAAGAGTTCAGCAAGATATTTAGGGGTGTCTCTCTAAGAAGTGATGTCAGGGCTGCTGGCAAGTGGAAGACAAATCAGGGAGGAACCTACTATGCTGCTGGTGTAAGATCCCAGATAGCGGGACGTGGAGCGCACATTGCAATTCTGGATGATGTAATGTCTGAGGAAGATGCCTTCTCAGATGCAGGTAGACGGTATATCAAAGAGTGGTATCCAGCAGGACTCAGAACACGTCTTATGCCCAATGGTGCCATTGTTATTATCAACACCAGATTCCACTATGATGATCTTTGCGGCTGGCTTCTTAAACAGCAGGAGGATATGTCTGAATATGAAACCACTCCTTGGGAAGTCATAAAGATCCCTGCATGGCTGGATGAAGATGCTTCAGATCTTCTTGACCTGCCTGTAGGTTCCAGTTACTTTCCTGAGTGGAAACCTGAACATATCCTCCAGATGGACGAGAACGAGATCAAAGCCAGTAATGGAAGCCGCTACTGGAACTCCCTCTATATGCAAGATCCTACTCCTGAAGAGGGTGGTTTAATAAAAAAGAAATGGCTACAGGATTGGGAACATGATGACCCTCCCAGTTGTGACTTTGTGATTCAGACCTATGATACTGCTTTCTCTACCAGAACTACGGCAGACTTCAGTGTGATCCAGACATGGGGTATATTTTATCTTCCTGATCAGGATGAGCATGGATATGAGAATTATGCTCCTAATCTTATCCTTCTGGGAAATATCAAGGGACGGTTTGAATATCCTGAACTCAGGAAGCTGGCACAGAAACTGTACAATGATCATAGACCTGATGTCTGCATGGTAGAGAAGAAAGCCAGTGGACAATCCCTGATACAGGATATGAGGAGAGCAGGATTACCAGTAATGGAATATAATCCTGACAGGGACAAGGTTGCAAGAGTTTATGCAGCTTCACCTATCATGGAAGCAGGAAGACTGTGGATACCCAAGAACAAGAAATGGGCAGACGATCTGATAGAAGAATTGATAAGGTTTCCCAATGCCGCACATGATGATCAGGTGGATGCTCTGACAATGGCAGTTCACTATATGAAGGAGTCTTGGCACATTACTCATCCTGATGATCCAGAGTTTGAAGATGAACCTAGAGAACAAAAAAGCACATACTGGACATTTTAACTTGTGAAATGGTTAATTGTATGGTATAATAGTGTCAGGGATTAACAGAGGAATACATGTCAGAAATTTTCAATAAAGCAGCAGGACTAGCTAAAGAGAAGCTTTCCACACAGGACAATGCCCGTGCTGTGTTGGAGGAACTCTATGGAAAAACAGAGGAAGCTTATGAAAAATTTGAAAAACTTCCTATAGCAGAACAGATATTAGCTTCTATGACTCCCGGTATAGGAAATGTTATTGCTGCTAAAGAAGTAGATGTTTTTGGAGGAAGAGCAGGAGAAGCCTTTGAGAAAGACGAGTATGGTAAGGCAGCAGGATACGGTGCATTAACTGGCTTGGCTGCTCTAGGTACACTACCCGGAGTTGGGATACTTGGTCGCGGAGCTAAGACAGCTATCAGGAGCGGTGCTAAACTTTTAGACGATCCTATGGAACAAGCCATAAAAGAAGTAGGAGAAAAGGCAACACTTCCTAAAACGCCAAGCAGAGTATTCGGGAAAGAGCTAGATGAGTACACAGGACCACATAGTGATTTTGTCAGACCTGAACAAGGATTAAAGGCTCTGGATGATAGTAAACAAATTAAAGTTGTGGATGATACTAAGCCAGAAGAGATATATGATTTTGTAGAAGTAGAGAAAGGCATAGAGAGTAAAAAATATTCAAAAGAAGCTATAGATAGATGGCAAAAGAAAAAGAAAAAAGAGCTTGGAGATATTTCTCAAAGGGGTAAAACTATTTCAGAAGTTAAAAAGGCTGCTGATAAACTAGGACAAGGAGGATCATGGGAAGATTATAGAAAGGCTGTTGAAAAATTTGATCCTATTGTTCCTTTTGCATCAGTAGGACGAGCTTTTCCGAAAGTACCTACAAATAGAGATATGATATCAGCTTTAGATGCAAATAAAAGAATAAAAGGAATAGTAGGTAAAACAGCTAATATTAGAAAAGGTGATATAGTTCATGCTAGATTAGACATACCAGCTTATGAACATTTTGATACATGGATAGTTTCATTAAAAGTTCCTTCTATGAAAAAAACTGTATATGGTAAAACCGCTCATTTAAAAGGAATTAAATTTGAAGCAAGCCCTACAAAATCTTATGACATTGCTACAGAAAAACTTGCACCACTAACTAGAAAAGAAATAGAAAAGAGACTTGGAAGAAAAATTACAACTAAAGAATTTGGGGAATTACGTAAACTACCAGAGTATCAGAAAAAAACAAGTAAGTCTCCTTTTGCAACTATGAAAGGTGAATGGCAAAATACAAATAATGAAGTAATTGAAAATAGAGCAAAGGAAATATTTAAGAATATCCAAGCAGGAAAGGAAACTGAATGGATAGAAGTAGGCTTTAATCCTAAAAGACATGGGTTCTTTTATAGTAAAATAGATGGTCTTCCTGTTACAGAAGCTGAAGAGATTATTCAAGTCGGCCCTCTTGTATTAGCCAAGAAAGCAAATAAAGTAAACTTAGAAGATGTTCCTAATATTAAAGACTTTAAAACAAAAGAAGGTATTACATTTAAACAAGGAGGACAGATCGCCACAGGGCTAGAAGGGCTAGGTGAGAACATTGTTTATAGACAGGAGAATGGACAGGTTGGTGTGTATGGTATGGGCTTTGATGTTGAGAACGATGTAACTTATGAAGATTTTGAACCTATAGGAGTTACTGGAGCAGATCTAGCTGATGTAGCTCCAACAGAATATAATAAAGATACGCCAGAGCATATTCAGCTCTATGATCCTTCAAATCCAGCTACTAAAAAATTATTAATGGATATGCAAGATAGAGAGAGCGGAAGACAAGGAGGAGATAATCCTTGGAATCCATATGGTATAAAAGATGAATATAATACTCCTAAGATGAGAGGATTGATTCAGCGTTGGATTAATGATGGAAAATTACAAGGAATAGGTATAGAATTTGCAAATTCTTGGGAGAGTGAAGGTTTAAATACTTTTGGTAAAAATATGAGAGGACCGTTTGAAGCATGGACTCCGGGTAAGGGATTATCCAGAGATAGTTATGATCCCGGTGTTTTAATTGGAACTGCACAATTTACTGATGATTACTGGAAAAGAAAGCAAGGATTAGCTTCTGAAGAATTTGTAATGAGGCTTCAAAATGCCAAACCCGGAGAAACAGTTGCTGATATATCTGCTCAATATAAGGAAGAATTTGGTGAAGATCCTCCAATAGACGCATTTGGTTATAATGTTAATTCCACTGCATTGGCTTCTCAGGTAGCAGAATCTTTGAATGATGCCAGAACATCAGGAGCTTTCCAAGGAGCAGCATTAATGGCTGGTTTTGGTCCCGGTACTTTAGCTCAACTTGTAACAACACGATATATAACAAATCCAGAAGATGGAAAAAGTTCTGTTACAGATGCATTTAAAGATATAACATCTAAAGGTATAAATATTATTGAAAATAGAGTGCCTAAAAGTTGGACAGCTACAGATATTGCTAGAGGAGAAAGTGCATTAGATATAGCACGAAGTACAGTTAAGAAAGGTTTAGGTATTCTGGATTTGGTAACAAGTCCTGTTTCTACTATTTCAAAATGGGGATTAGAGAAAGCTTCTGAAATGTTTGTTCCTAAATCTGTTTTGGATGCTACTCCTAAACAAATAGAAGTAGCAAAAGAAAAAGAACCTACTATAACAGATACTATTAAAGATACATTAAGTTTAAATATAGGAAAAAGACCGCTACCTTCTGCTGATATATATGAAGGAGAAAATATAACAGAAGCTGTTCAATCTCCTTCTATAGAAATTGCTTCATTACCTGTAGCACCAGAAGAAGATATTGCAAATATTTACGGAGAAATGTCAGGATATTTTAGTCAGCCTAAACCTCCCAGAAAAAATGTTTTTACAGACGCTCTTCTTGAAAATATTTATCAAGTATAACAATTTATTAAAACAGGATATATAATGGCAACAGAAAAAAATCCATATGATCGGATACCAGAAGAAATATCTAATGTAGTTCCTATGGCTCCAGCAGAAGAGACAGAAATGGATGCTACCTTTGAAGTGTCAGATGATGGTGGAGTAATAGTAGATTTTGCCAGCGAAGATGTTATGATGGAACCTTCTGAAGATATAGCAGAATGGTATGGTGATCTTGCAGAAACTCTGGAAGAGGGAGAGTTATTTGAGATAGCCACAGATGTAATAGAAAACTATCAGGCTGATAAAGATTCCAGAGGAGAATGGGAGTCTATGTTTGAAAGAGGCTTTGATTTACTGGGACTTAAACTTGAGCCGGGATCAGAACCTTTTGAAGGAGCATGTACAGCCGTACACCCACTCCTGATTGAGTCAGCCGTTAAGTTTCAATCCAAAGCTTCTGGAGAACTGTTTCCCAGCAATGGTCCTGTAAAGGCTAACATACTGGGAAAGACAACTGTTGAGAAACAGATGCAAGCTAATCGTGTTCAGAGTTTTATGAATTATCAGCTTACTGAACAGATGCCTGAGTATTTTGATGAATTTGAAAGAATGTTATTCCATCTTCCTCTAATAGGATCAGCATTTAAAAAGATATTTTATAGTTCTACTCTTAAACGTCCTGTCTCAGAATTTATTCCTATAGATCAGTTTTATGTCTCCTATTATGCAACTGATCTGAGAAATGCTGACAGATATACTCATGTAATTTACAGAAGTCCTGTGGAACTTCAAAGAGATGTTCTGGCTGGTGTCTATAAGGATATAGAGATGCCTACACCAAATCAATCTAGTATTACATCTTTTACACAAAAAATGGATACTATATTAGGCTTAACTCCTTCTGCTGATAAAGATCCTCAATATGTATTACTGGAACAACATTGTTATCTTGATATTGAAAATAAAGATCAATCACTCCCCTATATTGTAACTGTGGAAGAACAGACAAGACAGGTATTGAGTATTCGTAGAAACTATGAATCTGATGATCCTAACATGGAAAAACGTAGTCATTTTGTACACTACAGGTTTGTTCCCGGTTTTGGTTTTTATGGCTTGGGCTTGATACACTTTCTTGGTAATCTAACCATGAGTGCAACTGCTGCAATGAGATCTCTAATTGATGCAGGTCAGTTTGCAAATTTACCCGGAGGTTTCAAAGCCAAAGGACTTAGAATGGTTGGTGATAATGATCCTATCTCCCCCGGTGAGTTCAAGGAGGTTGAAGCAACTGGAATGGATCTTGCAAAGGCTATTATTCCTCTCCCCTATAAAGAGCCTTCCTCTACTCTATTTCAGATGCTTCAATTCGTAGCTGCTGCTGGTCAGCGGTTTGCGGATAGCACGGAACAGGTTATCTCTGATGCTGCCTCCTACGGACCTGTCGGAACAACTATGGCTTTACTTGAAGCCAGTAGCAAGTTTTTCACAGCCATACATAAACGTCTTCATAAGTCTCAGAGAGATGAGTTCAGGATACTTGCCAAGATAGATTATGATTATCTTCCAGCAGAGTATCCATATGATGTTCCATTTGAAGACAGAAGTATTTTCAAGAATGATTTTGATGGAAGAGTTGATATAGTTCCTGTATCAGATCCGAATATACCATCTAATGCTCATCGAATGATGATGGCTAATATGGCTCTTCAGATGGCACAACAGTCTCCTCCCGGTATGTTTAATCTGGAAGCACTGAACAGAACAATACTTCATGCAGCTAATATGCCGAATCTGGAAGAAATACTCCCTCCCAAGATAGAACCAAAGCCTATGGATCCAGTGTCGGATATTATGGCTGCTACGAAAGGAATACCCATAGCAGCCTTTCCGGGGCAGAATCATGATGCTCACATTCAAACCAAGATGGCCTATCTACAAGATCCTATGAATGGAGCTAATCCTATTATGCAGAGGTTACGTCCTGTTCTGGAAGCTAATATACAGGAACACTCAGTGATGAAGTATCAGGAACAGATGAATGGAGTAGCACAGGAAATGATGCAGCAGATGCCGCCTGAAGAAGCACAAAATCCTGCTGTAGTAGAAATGGTCATGGCTCAAGCTGCACAACAGGTAATGAATGCAAATCAGGCTATGGGAATGGCACAGTCACCTGAACAACAACTGGTATCTCTGGAACAGGCTAAAGTAGAACTACAGAAACAGAAGTTACAATCAGATACGGTTGTACAGGCTGCTGAAATGGAAATTAAGAATAAGCAGCTTGAGCTTGATGAAAATGAACAGATCATAGATATGTTAAAGGCTGGAGCTACAGATAACTTCAAGAAGGAAAAGGCAGATCTTGATAGGAAGAGTAAAAAGGAAATAAAAACTTTGGATGTTTTGTCCAAGGTAGGAATTGAAGAGTCTAAAATAAGTGCGGAAGATGAGAGAACCAGAGAAAGAATTATGAAAGATCTTCTGGAACAAAGCACAAGAGATGAAAAGGATCTGGATATGAAAGGTCTTGAAGCACTGGTTAAACTTGCAATTGAACAATCCAAGAAAGAAGGAGATTAAGAATGACAATAAAAATTCCAGAAATGACGAAAGGTAAAGGTTATATTACTTATAAAAAAACAAGTTCTGATAAACCAGTAACTTATGGAGATCCTTTTAAAAGTGATTGTATTGGACCTTGGGAAACATTAGCTGACCTTAATGAATGGGGTTATGGTGAATTTAAATTTCCAAATCCGGCAAAGAAAAGTCGTAAGAGTACTTTATTTAACTAATGGAACTCTGGGATGAGGTTATTCAAGAGTATAATGAAGAGATTCAAAGACTCAGACTTTCATTAGGAAGTGGAACTGCTGAAGATTATGCTCATTATAGACAGCTTGTAGGTTCTATTCAAGGTCTGGAGTGGGCTAGAATTAATTTAAATGATATAATTAAAAAACGAATGTATTCAGAAGAAGAGGAGTAAAATGCAACAAGTACAAA